CTCAATAATGAGCTATAAAATGCACAAAAACATATAAAATTTAGCTATAAACATACATTAACATCAAAAAGTGCAATAGATGACACAATTTGGATAGTTAAAAAATGATAATACAAACAATACACGAAATAGTAAACCCTTTTGATGTTGAAACACCACTAGGTTACGGAGTTGCACTTTTTATGATAGCTGGTTCAATACATTCTAACCCTCAGTTTGTAGTAAGAATCTACCAAACTGGTATTTTGCGAACTATTGATCAGAATGATATAAAAGTGTATGGGAATCCTACCGCTGGCGAACCTTTAAATCCTTTATAATGGTAATATGTTGCGATATAGACGGATGTCTTACAGATGGCAAAATTTGGGTTAATCATTTAGGAGAGATAATTAAGTCTTTTAATAATAAAGACCTGTCAGCAGTCAAAGAATTGCTTGCTATGGGTTTTCAGGTAAACTTTGTTACGGCTTCATCATGGCCAGGAGCAGAAAAGTACATGAGAAGGTCTGGAGCGGATATGTACGTTATTAGAAACAAAGAGTCAATCCCTTTTGACTATGACATTGCTATTGGTGACTCATCATGGGACATTCCTATGTTTGATAAGGCTAGATTTTGTTTTTGCCCTTCGGATGCTTCAGAGGAAGTTAAAAACCTAGATGGTATGCACATTCTAAAGTGCAAAGGTGGGGAAGGGGTTATGTTAGAGATGGTTAGGATACTATCTAGCTATGAACATTTCCACGGCTAGTTAAATTTGGTAGATTCAAATATTTTTTGTATATTTGATCGAATTTTAAGGTTAAATAATTAGGCCTCCTAACGGGGGCTTTTTTATTGATAAAAATTCCACTGCCATACAAAATTTTGCAATACAAAGTAAAGCAAGATATGGCCAAAAATTCCACTATTCTTGCTTCACTTGATTTTCAATTAGTTATGATAAAAATTCCACTGGCTACTAAAAATTCCATCGGCTACCTTGATAAAAATTCCATCGGCTACTAAAAATTCCACTGCCATGTTGGAAAAAATTCCACTGGCGGGTAAAAATTCCACTGGCTACCCTCCAAAAATTCCACTGGCCCCCCTGTGCATTTCCACGCCTCCCCCGCATGGCAATATATTGCCCGCTGGCTAAGGGTTTGCACACAGGCGGCCACGTTTGGCCCTTTGTTGTATGTTTATCTTATTTTATAGGCTATTTTTAGGCGTTTTTAGGGCTTAAAAAATTAAGGCAATATAAAAGCCCGCCATAAATTTGACGGGCTTAAATTGAAGCTAATTAATTAAAAATTTTGTTATCTTCCTCAATCTGTTCCATGACTAGGGCGAACTGAGCGAAGCAATACACGGGAAATGGCATCGGGGGCTTGTTTTCTTTGTAGTCAATTTCTAAGCGATCCGCAAAGTAATTGCAAAAATTGGTAAACTCAGTCCCAACGGCATCAAGGGTTTGTGACTTTAAATGCATAATTTTGAATTTTAGGTTAAGACGGGCCAAAATAGCCCGTTTCGGCCTTCAGGCCTCATCAGTTAACCTCCAGTGTTAAAATATCAGCGAATTTTGCAACGTCAACAACAAACCCGCTAGAATCTTTGCGGGCTTGACCCTTAGCGCGTAAGCCTATAACATAACCCCCGCGAGGGTCTAAAAAGCGGGCATCAGTTTCGTCGCCGTCATAAACAGGGTAACCTTCCCAAAATTCTGGCAATTCCTCGCCTTTAGGCGTGTTGAATACTACAGCAACATTAAAACCCAATTTTAAAGCGCTAAGGCATTCTGAAGCATTAGATTCACTTTTGCTAAATGTAAGGTGATAATTTGAGGGCAACGGCTTCAATAATCTGTTAAAAACTTTCGTATAATCATAAAACTGAACAGTGGGAAATTCTTCTATAACTCCTGAGATTATCCAATTTAGGTCACTGGTGCCGTTCAGTCTTATAGCGGGTTGCATTCCTTGCGCTTCGGCTTTTTTAACTAGCTTTTTAATATCGTTGCGAAGCTCAGTCAAGAAGCGTTGGCGATCATTAAAATAAAAGAGGGTTTTATTTATTCGGCCCTGTTGAACATTAGAAAAAGCACCGTGACCAGCTGAATAAAGGCAGCCTTTTGTACAGCCTTCTGAACGTCTAGGGCATACCTCAAATCCTGATATTTTAGCGGGTGCTAGGTATAATATACCTGTTAAAATACCTATTTTTTCACCTTTTGTGGTTTTTGCGTTTTGTGTGGTGAGTAGTGGCATTGTTTAAATTTTAAGGGGTTAAATAATTACATACAAAAAGGATCTTGCAAAAGGCCGACAATATAGCAAACAGCCGCAAGGACTAACAAAAGATAAATAACTTGTTTCATGGTTTTAAATATTAGATGATAAAATTGTATAGCCGTTGGCAATGCTGAAGAAGTCCCTGAAGTACCAACGAATTGAGACAGACAAGCGGCGAAGTGTTTTTGTGTTTTTCATGTTTTTGGGTTTTGTTTCTACAAATATACATACATATTAAATAACAATCAAAATAAATATTAATATTTTTTTGAGAATTTAACCCCTAATTGTGAATAAGTATTTTTGATTATTACTAAAAAATTTAGTATATTAGCCTTATTGAAAAAGCCTAGTAAAGCCTCCCTAAAATGTAACGTGCCTGTAAAGTCATGGAGAAAGGGTAAAAAGATGGCTGTTAAGGCGTGCGAAGGGGGAAAGGAAAAAATAATACATTTTGGCTTTTCAGGTATGCAAGACTATCGACAGCACAAGAGTAAAACCCGCCGCAAAAGTTATTGCGAGCGATCGGGGGGAATAAAGGGAACAGGTACAAAGTTATCCGCTAACTACTGGAGTAGAAAAGTCCTTTGGTCATGCGGTAAAATAGGGAAATAATTTTCGAACATGCCATATAAAAGTAAAGCACAGGCCGCATATTTTAACATACACAAAAAAGAGCTAATGAAACAAGGGGTCAACGTAGATGAGTGGAATAAGAAGAGTAAAGGCAAGAAACTACCTAAAAGAGTTAAAAAGAAGAAATAATTAGATATTAATATAAAATACCCACAATTCAGGAAACTGAAACAAGAAACCACAAAAACCCGTATATAAACGACAATTTACCGACAATGGCATTCCCTCATGATGGCAAGAAGTTCCAAGCGGGTAACAACGCTAACCCAAACGGGAGGCCGCGTAAGTTACCGAACCTTGACAAGCTATTAGGGGATGTCCTAGGGACTGAGGAAGACAATAAAGACGGATGGGCTGTTATCATTGAAGCCCTTAAAAGAAAGGCGGCAAAGGGCGATGTTAGGGCGGCTGAGTTGTTACTCAATAGAGGATACGGGAAAGCAAAACAATTCATCAACCTTAACCACGAAGGCGGGGTTAGCCTAGTATTCGAACAAGCCACAGCAAGTGAAACAAGTCAGGATAAAATACACGAAGGTTTTTCAGAGGAATCTGGAAGCCTACCAACTGAAGAAATACAGAGTAATAGCCAATCAGGGAAGCACCCGATCGGGCAAGACATTTAGTATTTCTCAGTTACTAGCTCTTTATATAGCGAACAATGAGAAGGTAACTATATCAGTAGTCAGCCCTTCCTTACCCCACCTCAAAAGAGGCGCAAGGCGGGATATCCTTAAAATACTAGAGGACGCAGGCCTTTACTCAGATGATGCATTTAATAAGACGGATAACGTGTATCATTACACGAACGGCTCCTACATTGAGTTTTTTGGGGCTGAAGATGCGGGTAAAGTTAGGGGGCCAGGACGGGATATTCTTTATATCAATGAGGCTAATTTGCTACCATACGCAATATACCAACAATTAGCATTTAGAACAGGCAAGACAATCTTTTTAGACTTCAACCCTGTAGATGAATCAAGTTGGGTGTATGAAGTAGCGGACAAAGAAGGCAACCTATTAATACACTCTACATACAAAGATAACCCGTTCTTACCTAGTGAACAGGTAGCTGAAATAGAAAGCCTAAAAGATGCCGACCCGAATTTATGGAAGGTCTTTGGACTGGGGGAAAGGGGCAAGAGTGCTGAGATTATCTACACTCACTGGAAAACAGGTGAGATGCCGAATGAAGGGCAAACGTTTTACGGGCTGGACTTTGGATATTCGGTCCCTAGTGCAATGGTAAAGGTCAGAATGCTTGAGGGCGTGGCTTATGTTGAGGAAATGATATATCAAACGAAGCTAACAACTAACGACCTGATTGAGAAGCTTAAGCACTTAGGTATTGACAGATCTGATGAGATATTTTGTGACAATGCCGAGCCTAAAACGATTGAGGAGCTGGCAAGGGCTGGCTTTAATTGTAAGCCTGCTTCAAAAGATGTTTATGCAGGTATTCAAAAGGTAAAAGGAACGCCACTCGTAATAAGTCCATTATCTGTTAATCTTTTAAAAGAGATCAGGTCCTACAGATGGAAGACAGACAAGGATGGCAAGGTTCATCAGGATGAACAGCCTGTTAAGATGTGGGACCACTTATGTGACGCTATGAGGTACGCTATATATACAAAACTAAACAAACCACGTTTCGAAGTTTTAGCGTGGTAAAAATATACAATGGGTAAGATTCAAGACGCATGGAATGTATTGAGAGGTAAGGCTTTACCGCTGATGTCGGTGGGGCAGCCGTTCGCCTCTTATACCATGATGGGGGGTACTTATGTAGGAATAGCGGATAATCGTAAAAACTACATAACGGATGGATATCAAGTTAATGATATCATTTACACAGCAGTAACCCTTATTACCGACAAGGTCAGGCTTCCTGAATGGTCAACCTATAAGATAGTAGATGAGAACGCTTTTAAGTCCTATCAGGGTCTAATTAAGAAAAAGGATATATCTACACAAGATTTTAAGAAAGCTATCGAATACAGAAAGAAAGCACTTGAGCCTGTTTATGTTGATAGGTTAACAGAGCTACTTAAATACCCCAACGACTACGAAACATTCCCAGACTTAGTAGCCAACTCAAGCGGATGGAAACTAATTACGGGAGGTCGTACCGTTTGGGCGCAGACTCTAGACATGGGAGCCAATGCAGGCAAACCCTATCAGTTGCATAATTTACCATATCAGGAAATTAGTATAATCGCATCAACTAACACGTTCCCAATTATCGAAGAGGCTTATGTAATGACAAACCTATCAGACGCTTATTTTCCTAAGTGTCAGGTTTTGCATGACAAGTACCAAAACTATGACTGGGATGTTAACGGAGCGCACCTTTACGGGATGAGTCCTTTAAAGTCCGCTTTAAGACGTTTAAGCCGTTCTAACTCGGCTATCAAGGCAAGTGCCGCTATGCTAGAGAATCAGGGCGTCAAAGGCGTTTTATACATGGACGACCCTCGCGTAATGCAGGCAGGCATCGACCCTATGGACACAAGAAAGCAAGTTGAGGCCGTTAAGAGTAAACTTGTAGGCAAAGGCGAGTGGGTAGGATCAGACAACTGGGGTAAGATTGGCGTTTCAGGTTATAAGCTAGGCTGGCAGTCTGTTGGTCTTAGTCCTGTTGACCTTTCTATTATAGAATCAGAAAAGTGGGATTTAAAGCGATTTGGAGCCGTTTATGGCGTACCCAGTCAATTAATGGGTGATTCTGAGTCTTCGACATATAACAACGTCAGAGAGGCTGAAAAAGCCCTTACAGCACGTTGTGCGATTCCTCAGCTAGTAGCATTCCGCAATCACTTAAATAGAAAGCTACAAACGTGTTGGGGTTATCAAGGTCAGAATGTTTATGTTGACTTCGACCACACTGTATTTACAGAACTTCAAGAGGACGTGGCAGAGAAGTCTAGCTGGATTAAAGAATTAAAGACTCTAAGCCCGAATGAACAAAGGATGCACTTAGGACTAGAGAGAATTGACAACCCTCTATTTGATGAGCCGTGGATTACTACTGCGGATGGTATGCCATTATCTGAGTACGATGTAAATGACCCAGATGAGGAAGTGGCAGAGGATATCAACGATACAGGAGAAATAGATGATTGAGGAAATAATAAAGCAGACCTATCCTATAACCAAAAAGGAGAAATGCTGCGCAATGTATAAAGCAAAAATGGATGCCAAAAGAGAGGCATTAAGACAGAGATTAAATGACCGACAAAGAGAGAACGGATTG